TGTTTTAATTACAAAGAAACTAAGTGGACGAGCTTATTGAATAATTATATCGATTTTAATAAGTTAGACCTCTTACGTAGCAAATTAAGAATCCTGAAGAACAAATATAATCAGAATTACAATGTTACGTATATGTTCAATAATCACCATGATAACGGTAAACAATGTTTAATTGCTGCAACTTTTTCCAAGAGATTTCAGGAGGACATCCCAGTTATTACAATGGTAATCAGAGCATCAGAGATTACAAAGAGGTTAATATTCGACTTCCTATTAATTCAACGGATGGCAGAATATGTGTATGGGCCGGACCAGTCAGTACAAATCAACCTATTTGCGACTCAAATGTATGGGAATGTAGAGACACTCTTAATGTACTCAGCTTATAAACCTCTAAAGAAAGTAATCAAGGGTATAGGTAATCCTTGGACTAAAAGGGTTAAAGAAGTTTATAAGAAAATCCAAAATGGTACAGAAAAGGAATGGTCTTCATTTAAGGTATTCTTTAGGAGTTTTAAAGTACTTCGTCCGGACTTATATGAATACCAAGCTTTGTTAGCAAAGGACTTGCTATTAGAATATGAAGATATAGAATATCCAGAAAATGTGATATCCTATTCTCAACGTAAAGCATATAAGAAAAAACTTTTAAAGAAACAGAAGAATGAGAATCTACAGTAATTCTTTTGAGTTAATGTCAGAACTTGGCAGAGAACTCAACAGTTACGGTCAAACTGTAAAACCAAAGACCTATCAGAATAAAGTCATTGAAGGTAAAGAGGAATTTGAAACAAAGGAACTCATTTGCCAACAATATTGCTTGACTTCACTCGGAGACCCAGTATGGTTATTTGTATTCTCACATTCAAGAGAATGGGCAGATGCAGAGTTAGGAGAAAGAATTGGTTGGTACGAATTAAATCCTGGTAAAGCTTGGGAACTGAGAAAAGATTTATGGGAACAGTTCCTGGTAAATGGTAGATTTGATTATACTTATCCAGAACGTATTTGGAATCAGTTATACCTGTACGGTAGTACATCCTTCAATTGTGATTCTGCAATGCAATCGGTTATCGAGCTTCTTAAAAGGGATAATGATACTCGTAAAGCAGTACTCCCAATATTTCATGGTTCAGATTTATGTTTCCTTGATGGAAGTCGACGTATTCCTTGCTCTATGTATTACGATTTCCTTATCCGTCAAAATGGTAAAGGAGAGAAGGTATTACATATTTGCTATCATCAAAGAAGTTCGGATTTTGCCCAACATTTCGGTAATGATATATATTTAGCTTGGAGATTAATGGAATATGTAGCTAAAGAAGTAGGAGTAAAGCCTGGTTATCTATATCATACCATAGATTCATTACATATATACAAAAAAGACTGGCATTTCTTATCTTGTAATTTAGAGGATTTGAAAGATGACTACTAAGTATTCAAATATAAAAGGATACCCTGGATATTATATATCTAAAAGGGGTATCCTTTTTACTTCTATTAAAAGAGTAGGAGTTAAAGGGAAAGGAGAAGGTAGGAAAGGTACTACTACCGTGATTTCTAATACTTGGAGAAAAAAGTATGTATCGTTAAAATCTAATGGCTATTTACAATGTACACTTTTTAGAAAGAGGTTTTATATACACAGGCTAGTATACGAAGCTTGGATTGGTAATATACCAAATGGGTATGATATTGACCATATAAATGGTATAAAAACCGATAATCGAGTATCTAATTTAAGAGCGGTTTCAAGGTCAGAAAATTTAAAACATAATTATGAATTAGGTTTTAAGGGCTCTAATTATATACATACTTTTTCTGATAAAGAGAGGAATCTAATAATGATAGACCATAAAGAAAAGGGTCTTAGTATAAAGAAAATATCCATTAAGTATGGATATTCTAGGTACTTTATTCATCGGGTATTGAAAGGAGTTAGATAATGGAGACACGGTATACAATAATTAAGAACAAAAGAGAACTCAAGAAACTCATTGCTTGTTGTAAAGCAACTGGTTATGCTTGCTGTGACTATGAAACTAATGCTGAACCTATTTATAATAAGAGTTTTAAACCTACAATTCTCTCTGTATCTTGGATGCCTGGGTTTGGTGCTTCCATCCCTTTAGACCATTTCGAAACAAAAGCTTATACTTCACCAGGTTGGAATTGGAAAAAGATGTTAAGGAAATTTGGGGAAGAAGTAATTGAGAATTATGAGATAACTAAGGTTGCATGGAACTGGAAATTTGACGACCAGGTAAACCAGAAGTATCATATATTCTACAGAGGTACATGTTTAGATGGGATGCTTGCTAAATATGTTCTCAACGAGGAAAAACCTCATGACTTAAAGTCAATGGTAAGAAGGTATTTACCAGAGTATGGTAATTATGAAAAGCAAGATGCCTTTGATAAGATACCATGGGATAAAAAGGAATTAGACCCACTTTGCCATTACGGTTGTCAAGATACGGATTATACTCTTAGGTTAATGTTATTCTTTGAAAAGAAGTTGATTGATTTGGGTATGTATTCGGTATTCCGTAATTTATTTATGTGTAATTCACGAGTACTCACCTCAGTAGAGAAAGAGGGATTATATCTAGATACTGAGTTCAATAAAAAGCTTCTGGAAGAATATAAACCAAAAATAGATGCTGCTAGACAAGCAATATATGACTTGCCAAGAGTAAAAAAATTCGAAAAGAAGTACAACCAAGAAAAGATTGATAAGTATATTCAATCTATCGAAGCTGAACTTGAGGAGTTAGATTATAATGGCCCAAAAGACAAACGAAAGATTGCATTAAGGGAACAGAAAATATCGAATATCAAGGCAGGTATATTTACAACTAAAAAGGAACAGGAATTAATAAGACCCATTAACCTTGGTAGCCCAGTTGATTTGCCTAAGCTAATGTATTCAGAGGATGGATTCCATTTCGATGTAATTAAAGATAATGATTCTGGTAAACCAAGTACAGATGAAGAAACCCTAACTAACTTAAGGTTAACAGTTAAAAAATCCGATTCACCAAAGGCAATATTCTTGGATAAACTTCTCGAACTAAGAGGGTTAGAGAAAATGTATAAGACTTATATTTATGGGTGGTGGGAAAAGGTACAAGATGATTCTCGATTACATGGTAGATATAACATACATGGTACTGACTCTAATAGGTTTAGTTCTGCAGACCCAAATATGCAGCAGATCCCAAAGACAACAGTAGACCCAAATATTAAGAAACAATTGGTAGCTCCTCCAGGTTATCTATATATGGCATTCGACTACTCACAGGCAGAGTTAAGAATGATGGCTCATTTATCAGGTGATGAAACTTATCTGGAAGCATTTGCAAAGGGCGTAGACCCTCACCTTGGTATAGCAGCAGCAAAATATGGGGTTCCAATTGAGGAAGCCAGTAAAATATACGAAGACGAAAGTCACCCTGACCATAAGCTTTGGAAGACTAGAAGAAAACAAGCTAAGCAAATTGCATTTGGGCTTATCTATGGAATTGGAGATGCTTTGCTAGCAGTAAAATTATCAGACCCAAAAGCTGGTATTATAGTTACTAAAGAGGAAGCTCGTAAGGAGATGGATGAGTTCTTTAAGAAACACCCAAAGATACTTAAGTTCAAAGAGAAACAAGAGAAATTCCTTCGTAAGCATGGATATTATACCCAGTTATTTGGTACTAAGAGAAGATTACCCCAAATATACTCAAATGATAAACAAGAAGTTGCTTATGCCATCCGTTTGGGACTTAATTTCCCATGTCAAGGTGCTGCAGCAAATATGACTAATTTTGGAGCTATCCTTGTTTATTGGTTAATGAGACAAGGTAAATTACCCATGATGAAAGAAGCTTGTACAGTTCATGATGCTGTATATATGTATTCTAAACCGAAGGATATAAATACATGGACAGTATATACAATTTGGAATATACTACGTAACCCAAGTACTAAGAAATACTTTGGTTTCCAAGTTGATGATGTAACTCTATCAATGGATTTTACAATAGGTAGGTCTATGGCAGAAGAATTACCGTTTATGCCAGGCTATGATTATACTAGAATGTTAAAACCAGACTTTTCAGTAGAAGAGTACATGGAAGAATATCATAAGTTTAAAACCCATAAGATTGGTAATTTTAGTGCAGCTTCCCCCGAGGTATTTATGGAACTATATAAAAAGGAAATCCATAAATATCAACGAGAATATGAAGAATCGAGAAAAGGGTAATATACCAGGATTTAGTAATTACTACATATCCCGTACTGGGAAGTTATATTCGAAATTTACTGGTAATTGGAGATTGGTAAAACCTGCTATGAAAGATAATGGTTATTTATCTAACTCTTTAGTAGGAGATGATGGTAAACGGAAGAATTTCTATAGACATAGGTTAGTGGCTTCCACTTATATACCTAACCCAAACCATTATCCTCAAGTATGTCATAAAAATAACAATCCAGAGGATAATCGGGTAGGTAATTTATATTGGGGTACAGCTAAGATGAATATGGGTCAGTGTATAGAAGATAAAAGATTCTATTTTGTTGGTAAAGAACGAGAACGTAAGGTAAATGTAGAATTATTAATTTCTAGGTATATAGAGGGTATACCAAGAAAAGATATACTAGAAGAATTCGGTATATCAACTGGAGTATTATATAAAATATTACTGTATAATAACATAAAACTAAGGAAATGAAGAAGATTTTAAACGGGCCCACGGTATGGAGGGCTAAATGCCCAGTATGTGATTGCGAATTTGAATATGATACCAGTGAAACTTTTGGGGTTTATAATAAATCTGGGGATTATTTTAGGATAGTACAATGTCCTAATTGTAAAACTAATATAAAGCATTCAGATTCAGTATCTACCATTACAGAAGTGAAAAGAGAAGATACTATGTATACATAAATAATATAAATTTATGGAATTATGGCAACACAGAAAGAGATTGATAATGCAAGTAAGTTAACTGCCCTTACTTATATGGTTGCAGGTTGCTTAGGTTATTCTATCGAAAATTTACTTAAGTATTTAGATGTGGTTAATCTAAGGTTGAGTGGACAAGAAAAAATGTTACTTAACCGATTAAAGACTCAGTTATCTCAAGTACAAACTAATCTTACTACTTTAGAGGGATTGGCTTTTAAAGTAATGGCTACGGATGAGGATGGTAAACTTGCTTATGAAGATGCCACCCATATTTATTGGGCTGCATTTTTAGTATTACTCGATAGAGGTGGTACTGATAACTTATGCGACTTAAGATTAATGGCTTTGGTAGATAAGATAAGCATCTATAAATCTCTTCTTAATTTGCCCGATATGAAACTCTCTTATCAAATGGCTTTTGCTCAAGTAACTAAAGCAATAAGCAAAGGGGAATTTAGTAAAGAAGACTTTAAAAACCTATTAGAAGTTTATGAAGACGGAACTGAAAAAACTAAAGGTTAAATTTGAAGGTAAACTTATTGAGATTGATATTCAAAAGGAATTATCTATCAATGAGAATATCATCAATTCTCAGCTACGAGAATCTCCTTCTAGTTATTATGTACTTGCTTCCCTGAGAGATAAGTATATAAAAGAAAGAGATTTACTAGCAAGGGAAAAGGATGAAGCCTATTCCAATGCTTGGGTATATTATAAGGATGCCAATGAAAGGTGGAATAACGAATATGTTTCTCATAAGGCAAATCTTAACAAGAAGTATTCTTCCATTTATGAAAGATACTTAAAAGCTGTAGAAAAAGCAAATAAGTTCATAGCTATATGTAAAGCTTATGAGAGTCGGGAGAATATATTAAGAACTATTAATGCGAACCTAAGAAAGGGTTAACCCATTGAACTATAAATAATTACTAACTTTTAAAAACAGTATCAGAATATGAATTATTCAATGACATTTATCTCACCTCTTGTAGCTGAGAAATTTAATCAAGAATTACCCGGATGCCCAACAGAAAACCGGGTACTTATTTTATCTCCAAAGGAGGTAAATCAAACTAAATCCGGTTTGATTATCCCTGAACAAGTAAAAGAGGGAGTTCCTCGTAAAGGGGTTGTAGTAAAGAGTGGGGAAATTACCGAAGAATACAAAACCTACCGAGAATTGGTTGCTGTAGGTAGAATAGTTACCTATGGTTTGTATGCAGGTAAAGAACTTGAATTCGAAACGGACAAACTATCTCCTGCTCTCAAACAACTTTTAGAGAAAAACGTTCTTACCGTATTGAGTATGAACGAAGTAGTTTACTCAGAACCGAATAATTAAAACTAATCATTATGATAAAAGACAAGAAGAAAAAGAAAGTTTCATCAGAGGGACTTTCTACAAAAGAAAAGATGCTAGCTAGAAAGAAACAGCTAGAATCCAAGGGAAATGGTAGTGGGTTAGTATATCCAAAAGAGGGAACTCTGAGGATGAGAATTAAATCTCCGGGTGATGACCAAGAATTGGGTATCGAAATTATTCAATTCTACCTGGGTGGCAATTTGGGAGGAGTTATATCTCCGGCTACTTTTGATGAACCTTGCCCATTCATGGAGAAATACCAAGAATTGAAAAACTCCAAGGATAAAGATGACCAGGAACTTGCCAAGAACCTGGTACCAAGAAGAAGATATGTTATCGGTGGTATCATTTACTCAGATGAAAAGGGTAGTAAGGTAGATTACGAAGGCAAAGATAAGGGAGTTTTAGTTCCTCGCTCAGTATACCAGGATATCATTGACCTTTACCTTGATGAAGATGAGGCAGGTGATATGACAGATCCAAAAACTGGATACGATATCAAGGTAATTCGTTCCGGGTCTGGTAAACTAGATACCACTTATTCTGCCCGTGCTTGCAAACCAACTAAGTTGGACAAGAAATATCAAGGTACAATTGACCTTGAGGGGATAGTTCGTTCTCAAATCAAATCCTATGATGAGTTGGAAGATTTACTTTCACAGTATCTAAACGAAGACCATGGGGATGACGATGATGACGATAAGTCAAAGAAGAAAAAGAAAAAGGGAGTTCACAAAGACCATTACATGGAAGACGATGAACCCAAGAAAAAGAAAAGAAAATACAAATCGGATATTTAAGGGTTAGTAATAATATGGTTTCATTCGAAGGTGATAATTAGATTCGTTCGGTTATCACCTTCTTTAGTTTAAATACATTACATTATGGCAAAGAAATCGAAAGTGGGTTTAAAGGTACCAACAAAAAATGAGATATTAAAGAAATATGGGGGCATGATGAGATTGGCTTCAGAAACTGTAGAATCAAATCTATGGTTGCCATCAACCTTCTTTGCTCTCAACTATACCTTTGGTGGTGGTATACCATTCGGTAAAATTTTAGAAGTAGCTGGAGAAGAATCATCTGGTAAATCTCTTATTGCCTATAACTTTGCATATACTTGTCAACAACTCGGAGGACATGTCATATGGGTAGATGCCGAACAATCTTGGATGAACTCTTGGGCAGAAATTAATGGAGTAGACCCAGAAAGAGTTACAGTATTAAATGATACTCGTATAGAATATATTTCTGATGCTGTAGCAGACTTAGCAATCTATCTTCGTTCTCAATTAACTAATAATGAACCGATTCTCTTAGTGATAGATTCTATTGCTGCTATGGATTGTGCAGATAACATAGATTCTAAAATGGTAGAGGGTAAGGCTGAAATGGGAGGTAGAGCAAAAGCTCTTTACAAATACTTCCGTATCAGAAGTGAATTATTCTATAGATTAGGAGTTACACAGATTTACATTAACCAATTAAGAACTGCTTTAAATGTCGGATTCGGAAAAGATAACACAACTACTACAGGAGGTGCAGCACTTAAGTTCTACGCTTCAATCAGAGCTGCCTTTTACTCAGGTAGGTCTATCACTGTTAAACAGAAAGGTAAAGAACGGAAAGCTGGTAAATTGGTCACAATCCGACTTATTAAAAATAAGGTTGCTCCTCCAAGACCTACAATCAGTAAGTGCCCGGTTTACTTCAATCCTAAGTTCCATGAAGTAGGTTTTGATAGATGCTATGCTCTTGAGGATGTATTGGTAGAAAATGATATCATAGAAAAATCTTCAGGTGGAGTATATAAGTTCAAAGGAAAAACTCTTGCAAGAGGGGAAGAGAAATTCCAAAAGCTTTTGGAAGAGGATGATGAACTTCGTCGTAAACTATTAAAGAAGGCCGAGATAAATACTATCGGTACAACTAGAAAGAAGATAGTAGCATTGACTACTAATTTATATCCAGTAGATGGAGTAGAATATGAATCATTTAACGAATCGGAAGACGAAGAGGAGGTAGAAGATGAATAAAAAGGAGGTAGAGGGTATAGAGAAAGTAATTAAAGAATACCTTAAAAAGAATTTGAGAATTGAACCAAGAGTTAGATACTTAGATGCTTATAGTTCTGCTGAGAATTACCTTGATATCTATCTTGGTGACGAAAAGATTCAAGAAGTTTCACTTTATGAATTCGATTTTAGAGTATGAGTAAGAAAACACAATTTACAAGGTCCAAGAATAAGATAGGTAGTCTGTCTTGGACTTCTCCAATCTATACTCATGGAGAAGGTAAGTATCAGAATAAAATATTTCATGTATGAAAAATAAAAAATTAATACTATTAGTTGACGGCGAGAATATTTTACACCAAAGTTTTCACAAATTTGAAAAACTTAAATCTACTGATGGAAAACCGAGTGGGGCAATATTCGGATTTTTTAAATCCCTGCATATGTATCTTACGAGGTTTGAACCAGATGGGGTTTATATTTCATTCGATAATGGTCATTCACCAGTAAGGACGAAGTTATTGCCCAATTACAAGGGACATAGAAAAAATATATCTGTAGATTACGAATCATTGCAAAAGCAAAAGGCAATTATAATGAAAATGCTGGGTATGCTAAGAATTAATTATATCTTCGATAAAAAGAAATCTACAGTATATGAAGGAGATGACTTCTTAGCATATCTTGCAATTAAAAAATTCCAATCCGAGAAAATGATACTTATATCATCGGATAAAGACTTTAACCAGTTGCTATCAAATAACCTGAGGATATATAATCCCAGAAAAGATGAGATGATAAGGATGGATAATTGCAAAGAATTATTCGGATATCATTCTCATGAGACAGTAGAATATTTAGCAATGGTTGGAGATACTTCCGATGATATATCTGGGTTTCCTGGTATAGGTCCAGTAAAGGCAAGGAAAATACTCGATGAAGGTAGGATTGAGAAATTCATTGCTCAGAGTAAGAACAAAGAATATCTTCAAATATGGAAAAGGAATGAGCAATTGATTGACCTCTTCTGGTTTGTAAGACATAACCCATTAGAGAAATTACCACTTAAGTCAAAAAAGAAGTTTAAGTATGAGAAATTCAAAGAGCTTTGTATCGAATACTCTTTAGCATCCTTCTTGACAAATGAATTTATAAAACCCTTTAAAGAATTACATCATGAGTAAACGTATAATGTTTGTAGGTCCCTCAGGTATAGGGAAAACTACTTTAGCTAAGTATGTAGCTAAGAGAGAAGATCTACCTTTTATTTCTGGTAGTATGTCGGATTTATTACCTGCTACTGAAGGGGTATCACATAATGAAATATTATCCCTCGGTTCGGAGGCAATGTATAAAGCAGATTTTCAACTTCTGAACAAAAGGAATAGGTTATTCAAGGATAGAGAATACTTCGTAACTGATAGGAGTTATGCAGATTTGGCTGCTTATTTTTGGTATAAGCAATCAAGAACTTTACCAGAATGTGAAATGGAACATTTTTTCTGTCAATGTAAGACTTTAATGGAAGATCAATGTGATGTAGCAATCTTCTTACCATTAAATCTAGATACTTATAAGCATTGGTCAATGGAAGATAATGGTAAGAGAATACTTAACAGATTCTTCCAAGTTCAGATATCATCTCTTATGGGGGAATTGCTTGCAAATTGGGAAATACCCACTATTTGTATATCTGAGCTCGATTTAGGTATGAGAACGGAACAAATCAATTACCATTTAGATAGGATATGGGGAAAGAAGTAATAGCAATAGCCTTTTCAGATTTGCATATTAATCTCTGGGCTAAGTTCAATGAGAATAATCACAGGACCCTGAATAGTTTCAGGGTTTTGTCGATTATACAAAAACAATGTAGGAAGTATAATTGCCCAGCTTTATTCTGTGGGGACTTATTTCATAAGCCTGAGAATATGGACCAAGAACTTGATGAGATATGCTATAAAGAATTTAATAAGTACAATGATTATGACCCTCTATGGGTATACGCTATTTCAGGGAATCATGACATCAAGAAGGTAAGTAAAGCTGGTACACCTCCCTATAGCTGGCTTTATAGAGTAGAAAGGTATGGGATTTATATATTAGATTATGGGTCTGCTATCTTATCTTCTAATCATAAGGATATAAAAGTATATGGTGTACCTTATATTGATAATAATGTCGGTCTAAGTGAATATTTAAAGAATATTGAATTAGATAAGAGTCTTAAGAATATACTTTTACTACACACGGATTATCCAGGAGCAAAGGACACCGATGGTAGGGAAATAGATTCTGTAGAGAATCTTAATGTTAACCTTCTCAATAAGTTCGATTTAGTATTATGTGGACATATTCATAAACCTCAAAGACTTTCGAAAAAGGTCTATATGATTGGAGCTCCTAATCATCAAAGAAGAACTGATAGAGATTGCGAATTGGGCTATTGGAAAATATATGAGGACCTATCAATGAAGTTCATCCCTTTAAGGGAATTCCCGAAATTCATTGATGTAGAATCTGAGGAAGATATTAAAGATGATGGCAATTATTATACTGTGATTCCCAAGAAAACTAGTACTCCCGTTAATAACAAACATAAGATTACTAAGCAACTTTCTAAGAAGTCACTAGCAAAGAGGTACTTAAAAGAGAAAGGTATCAATGATAAGGTTAAATCGAACCTATTAATAGAAACACTTAAAAAGGTAGAGTCATGCTAAGTTTTATGAATATGGATGTAGTGGGTTTTTGTTCAATAGAAACCCTGCATCTACAACTAAATCCAACTTGTACCATCCTTATCAAGGCACCAAATGGGAAAGGGAAATCAACTATTCTATCGGCATTAGTATGGGCAATATATGGGAAAAATCTAAAGGGTGTATCTGATGTAAATACCTGGAAGGAAGTAAGACCCAAAGATTACAAGGGGACTATGGTCCAGGTATTCTTCCAAAAAGACACCCATACTTATAAGATTGTCCGATGTCAAAAATATGAAGAAGTACTTGAGGATGGTGCAAAGGGCAAAGACCGATTAGTATTCATCAAAGATGGTGATATAATTGACATCAAAGGTAAGGGTAAGATACAAGATGCCATAAACCGAGAGATAGGTTTATCATATACTCTGTTTATGAATTCTATAATGTTTGGTCAGGGCATCAAACGATTAATACAAGAATCTAATTCTGATAAGAAAAAGATATTCGAAGAAGTATTTGATTTAGAATTCTTAAACCTTGCCAAAGGCATTGCATTACAAGATAAAAACAATATAGTGGCCCAGATAAATGAGGTAGAGCATCAATCTCAATTATTAAAGAAAGAATTAGAGGCAAACAAGGAGGCTTACTTCGACTTAAGAGATAGAGAGAAGTCCTTTAAGAAGAAAAACAGAGAAGAAAGGAAATCCTTGAAGCAAGATAGGGAGAAACTAACCAAGTTACTGATACAAAAACAAAAACAGATTAAAGATGAGGTAGATGCTTCTATAAAGATTAAGATTAAAAATCAGAACAAATTAATCTCTGATATCAGGGGTAAATTGAATAATGCTAAGAAGATATCCAATGTATCTCTCAAAGAGGTCATTAAGGAATTAGTAATACAGTTAGAAGGAGGTAACTACAAACGTGCATTACAAGATGCTAAATCAATATATAATGCGTTCTCTGATATTGAAAAATATGAGAAGAAATACTCAAAAGCCCAAGATAGGTTGGAAGAATTAGAGAACGTGGATGAACGATATAAGAAATTGAAATCTGATTGTGATGATATTGCTGATGACCTTGCTTCTATTGACGAAGATTTGACCAAGCTCAAACAGGAAAAGCTTAAGGTCATGTCTCCCAAGTATAAACAGAAGCTTAAAGAGATTAGGAAAAACTTACGGAAAGTTGATGAGGATTTTCATAACAAAGAATTAGAGTTAGAGAATTATAATTGGTTAATTAATGACCCTCTTGGTAATAATGGGATTAAGGCCTATCTCTTCGATTCATCTCTTGAATTCCTTAATAGAACTCTGGACAAGTATTCAGAGGTACTTGGGTTTAGAATAGAGTTCAATATAGACCTGGGAACTGCAAGAAAAGATTTTGTTACTCTAATAGAAAGGGATGGGATGATTATGGATTATGATGAACTTTCGGGAGGTGAAAAACAATTATGTAATGTAGCAATGGCTTTTGCCATGAATGAATCTCTCACAGCATCTAAAGGTATTAATATTGCATTCCTTGATGAGGTATTCGAATCTTTAAGTTCAGATAACGTAGAAGTAGTTACATCATTGATACGTCACATATTCAAAGAGAAAACTTTATTCTTGATAACCCACTTGGATTCACTTCCTCTCGGTAATACCAAAATCCTGCAAGTGGAAAAGACCCAAGGTCTGAGTAAGTACCAATTACTATAATGGTATATAAAATACAATACACCATTATATCATGAACTCTAAGAATAAAGGAAATCGATTCGAAAGAAAGATAGGGGCTTGGTTTACGAAATGGACCGGGTACAAATTTGAAAGAAACAGAGCCGGGAGTGGAGCTTGGCATTCAAACAAGGACTCCACTTCTGATTTAACCTGTACTGATGAAAGGCATGCTCATAGATGTAAGATATCTATTGAATGCAAGAATTATAAAGAGATTAAATTTGAACATCTACTCTTAGGTAATAAGGGATGCGATATATTGAAATTTTGGGAACAAGCTTCTAAGGATGCAAAAAGAGCAAATAAAGTTCCCATACTCTGTATGAGATATAATTCAATGCCCTCAGAAGAATTTTTCTTTGTAGTTGGAAAGGGTCTATCTTCCGTATTCTATAAACCCCTATTCGATAAAGCCAATATTATGGTAATCGATGTACCAAAGATAGATGAGATTCTTTATGTATTCATGGCTAGTGATATACTGAAGAATGTAAACTATAAGTTAGTACATAAACAAGCTAAGTTAATTCTTAAAAATCGGTAACTCATGAAGAAGCATACCCCATACTCATATTGTATATTTTACCTTGAAAGGAAGTACTGTGATAAAATCAATAAAGAACTTAAAGAAAAGGGGTATGACCAAATCAAGGCAATTATTCCTATGGTAAATGTATTAAGAAAAACCACAAAGGGTAAGATGATATTTGAAGAAGTACCAGTATTATTCAATTATGGTTTTATGAGAATGCCAACTAAATTAGCATTCTCAAGGCCTTTTCTTAATAAGTTACGTAGGAATATATCTGGTATCAGAACTTGGTTACGTAATACTGAGACAATGCACCCAAGAAAGAAAAAGGTAAGAATTGACAATGCTGAAGACTTTGATGATTTTTCTTTAGTGGCTACTTGTAGTAGAAAAGAAGTAAGGCGATTTAAACGTATTGCTAGAGAGAACAAGAAGTTTTCGGTAGATGATTTAGTCAATGTAAAACCGGGAGATTACTTAGTATTACGAGGTTATCCCTATGAGGGAGTAGATGCTACAGTATTAGAGGTTGACCATCTTTGTAAAAGAGTAAAAGTCCTTATATACCCAGAAATGGGAAGGATGGAAGTATGGTTACCATTTGACAACGTTATCTATAGTGTATATTTAAACCATGACCCAGATAAGCTTTATGCTAATTCTGGTGAATATGACCCCAATCAGATAACCAATGAAGCAATTGATAGTATAATGAGATATAGAAGAATTTAATGTTATGAACGAAGCTCAACAAAAAGCCTGGAGTTGTTTAATTGATAAAGAACAACAGTCATTATTCCTTCAATTATCCGAAAGTAAATCTTCATGGGAAGCTGGTGAAATTTTAAAGTTATCTCATTACAAGTATCTTGAAATCCGAGAACGGTCAGAAAAATTCTTTAGGCTATTCTCGGATTTTTTTGAGAAACACACTTCTATCTTTCGACCAGATTGTCCCTGTGAGAGAAACTTCCAAGATTATATGGAGGGATGTTTAGAGAAAAGATTAAAGAGAAAAGATGCCAGTATATATACTGGGGACTCTACTCAATTACTCCCAAAAGTAAACTCTAAGAATATAGGGAGGAATATGAGGAGGTTAAAAGAGTCTGACGATGAATGGGATATAGATACTCTAAGATTAATTCTTGAATTTGATAGGTGGAATAATTTTAGAATACTACCCAGGATGCTACAACAGCCTTCTGCATTTAAAAGGAGGTCGAATAAAAAGGATAAGATATACATCAAATATCTCCTTAATAGAATACCCGACTGGATGCACACTAAACTTAAAGAGAGGTTTAGATATAAAGTGAAACCAGGTAAAAAGAAATATTGGGTAGCTCTAATATCTGAGGACTTATATACTGATGGTTATCTACTATTACCTGTGAGGCCACTAGAAGAAGTAGTCAGTGAGTTTAGTAGATTTTATATGTATGTATTTGAAACTAAAGATGATGCTGATACTTTTGGTTTCATGGTATCTAAGTTTATGATTAAAACTGGTACAGTAAAGCTCGGGCAAAAATTCTGGCCAGAGTACAGATGCTGTGTGGAAAGAGCAGTAAACTATAATCAAGTGAACAACATAGAATTCAATATAAAGAAATTAGACATGGCATATAATATCCATACACACAGAAAACCGAAGAAACCTAAATCTACTGCCGTAGAACGGGCAAAAACCTC